TTCAGTGACGCCATCTTCTTGGCTTAGCTCAGTGCTTTTCTTTATCGTAGTAGTAATGCGGTTTGGGTCACGTGTACGTAACACCAGTACTTTGTTATCAATGATTTGCATGCTATACGTTACGCTTTACTGAGTGATCTGAGTTACGTGGAAATCCTCTGTTGTCGTTGTCGTCTACAACCCTGAGGTTGCTTCGTATTGTCTTGCCACCTTTGCTCAGTGGCTTCTTGTGGTCAACTTCTTTGCCGTCGCCTTTACGCACAAGTCCTGCTTTCTCCATCATTGCTCGGGCTTTGTTTCGTGCGGCACGTTTCTTTTTAACGGCGGGTGTGCCGTCGTACATTTCATATTCTTTTTTATAGGGTCTTGGTTTATTTACGTATGGCATGGTATTAGCCTCCAAAAAAGTTTCGTTTAGTGTTGTGCTCACAATCGTCTACCGAACACCAACCTTTGCACGTAAAGTTGGGTTTAGGATTCCATACATCGTTTGCGTAAGCGGCATCGAGTCGGTTAGTTTCAGCCAACCACTTTAGCCATGCTTCGCCTTGGTCTTCGGTCTTGAAAGAAGCTGGCACTAAGTCTTGAACAACCAAGAAAATTAGTCCGGCTTTAATTGATTGGACTGCGGGAAAATGTTTGAACGTAAGCAATGACAGAAGCTCAAGTTGTTTCTTGTCGGCGTACTTGCTAGACTTGCTTGTCTTCCAATCTACGATACGGGCTTTGTCGCCATTGATTACAAGTACGTCTGCGATACCGCGAAACCAAACATCCTTATCTCTAAACCCACAAGGCTCTAAGTTCCGTGTCAGCCCCATCTCATGTTCGCATAACTTCTCCCCGGGAAGTTCCTTAATAGGGTCGATCTGAGGTTTAATGTATGCGTACTTCTCAGGGATGGGTGTGTCGTCTCTGATGTATTCTTCAGCTACTTTGTGTACGGCGCTACCATACATGAGGTGCTCTTGCGGCGGCTCGACAATATCCTTAACCACACGCATGCGGTGGTACTTGCGGGGGCATTGTTGAAACAATGAAATACTTGAATACGACCACGTGTACATGCTCACCCTTTAAATTTTGTTGTAGTGCCGTAGCTATCACCATACTTAACTTCGCAGTTAAGTGGCAAGGTCTGCGCCCACTCGGGACGCCAACGCATGCACTCTTGAACGTAAGCTGCTGCCACTTCTTTTTCTTCTATCGGTACTACGCAAGCAACAGCATCATGGACAGTCAGCACAACCTTGTAACGCTTGGCAATCCGTAGCATCTGCTCACCGATTACACACCTAGCAAGAGCTTGGCAAAGGTTCTCAACAACCTTACCGCCATAGATACGAACTGGGCCTTTGCGTGTCGAATAAATATACTGCGGACGGCCTCTTTCGTCAACTTCTGTAGCACGTAAATCCATGTATTTCAGAGGCAAACCGCTTGGCAAATCGTAGCCAATTCCGGGGAGGATACTCACTGCTTGTGGTTGTATACCAAACGTCGTAGTGACCAGCTTTTCTGAGGACAAAGCGTCAAGCGATTTATGTCCCTCATCCCACAACGCAGGTATGTGGGAAAACTCTGAGCGATACGATTTAAGAACGTGCCTACAAAAGTCTTGACCCAAATCTACGTTAAATGTCTTTAACTGAAGCTGAAACTTAACAGCACCCATGCCATACCCTGCGCCAAGAATCGTAGTCTTACCAACAAAGCGTTCTTCGTCGGTAATCTGATCTATCCGTTTGTTGTATATGGAGGATGCCATCATCTTATATACGTCTTCGCCCATCTCAAACGCTTTAACCAAGTCGTTCTGCCCTGATAGCCATGCCAATACTCGCGCCTCAATCTGTGAGGAGTCGGAGTCAATAAGCACGTAACCTTTGGGCGGGATAATCGAGGTCTTCAGCGGTGACTTGCGAGGTATGTTCTGAAGGTTTAGCTTGTCGTCTCCGCCCCATCTACCTGTGTGTGCCGCATAGTAGCGTAGCGGGACGGGTAATTTGCCGCGCTTAGAGATATCAATAAATCTCTGAGTCCTTGTTTCTTCTAGCGTACTCTTAGTACCTAGTCGTGCCGCCACCAGTGCTTGCACTCGCTCGTCAGGGTGGTCTGCTAATTCTTTAAACCCTGCGTCACTCTTAGCCATAGCAAGTGCAAGTTTGCCTGTCGTCAGGCTGATCTTCATAGGAGGCTCAACACCAAACTCACGCAGTCTAGTGGCAAACTTCTCGTTCGACATAAGTACTTCGCGATCGGCGCTGGCGTCGGCAATGAGCTGTTCCTTCTTGGATACCACATCAATCAGGTGTTGCTCAAGTAGCGGGAGGTTTAACTCAAGCGCTGGCGCAGTAAACATACGCAGAGTCAGATCGATAAGCTTTAGTTCTTTCTTTTTAAAGTTCGCGAGAAGAATGTTAAACAGTTGGTAGGTTATCTCAACGTCGTTCTTGCAATAGTCTCCATAGCGGTCTAACTCGTCAGGGGTAAAGCTACGTCGGTTCTTGCCTAACGCATTAAGCACCTCTGTACCTTTAGCCCCTAACCCATAGCGTAGTGCTAGCTTTGCAAGACTATTGCCAACCTCCGTGCCGTCGACTGCACGTGCCATTGCTAGCGTATCACCAAGCACCTTAGGATGGATGTCGAAGTGCCACGCTAAGATAGCTCCATCAAACATCATGTTGTGGGCTACCACGAAACTCTCCGGCATGTTGAATGTATCAAGCCACTCTTTCGTTTGTTCGCGTGTCCCGCTAAACCATTCAGTTGGTTCGTCGTTTACCTTGACACAAACACCGATCGCTTCAAAACGCTCGTCACGAATGTATTCCTCTGTTGTTATCTTAGTCAGACTGAATTGCTGATCGTAGTACGTTTCAAAGTCGATGGTGATTATGTTCATTTGGTTTCCAATTAGATTACTTGGCAGTCTCAATAGCTCGGGTCAGATACCACTGAGCTTTGCGCAAGTCTTCCAACTTGTTGCCTTTGTGGTCGGCACGTGTGATGTACTTGACCACGTTACCAAGGTTGTACCCTAGGTTCTTAGCTTCAATGAAGTCAATCGTTTCGATGCCGCCTATCTTATAGTGGGCAGGGTTATTGACAGAGTCGGGCTTAGTCTCAAACAACTCTACTTGCATAGCTTGGTTACGCTTAATGTTGTCGACTATCGCATCATTTAATTCCACCAATCGTTGTGTGTGCGGCATAATAGATTTGTCAGACTTAAACAAACTCAACTGTTCCCAATTACTTTTCTTTGCCTTCGCTATCATTGGCGTCTCCATCTTACGACGAACTGCATAGACGTTTTGGTATCGTGTCTCAAAATGAGCCGCAATATCCACAGTCTTTGCCGTAGGGTTGTCACGAATGTAGCGACGAATCTTCTCTGCACGTGTTAGCTTTTTAGCCATTTGATTTTCCTTGAATTTAAAAAGTTGCATCTTCGTGTTCTGTCGATGCTATTTGTTTTGGTTGGCGTTTATTAAGGGCTATCAACCATTGCCCCTGTGCTCTCTCGAAAGGCCACCACTCTGACCACTCGACCTGTCTCTTGGGATTACTCCTTCGAATAGTCTTTCCACTGACTTGTAGTTGTTTCCGCACCCTAGGCAGATTCGGTATCGGTATACATCTTCCTCCACCTTCCGAGTCTCTCTCACTGTCGACTTGGTTACATTGCACTTCGGGCATTTCATTTTGCACCCTCCTTCTCCTTTAATAACTCGTCATAGAACTTCTTGGGCATTGGTGTTTTCTTGACAATCATTTGTCGTAACCACTCTGCTCCACCTAGTTGATTAAAAATAATCCAATGTCTATCTGACATACGTACCTGTCTCCCTATAAGGGGCTCAGGCGGTTTCGGCCTTGGCATTGTTTAGGTTCCTCCTTGTTACTCTATTAGACCAACATACTACGCAGTGCCATTTGGTGTGGCTCATCTGAACGCCGCCCTCAGGCGGTTTCATCTCATTGCACTGTGAGCACTCTTTGTATTTATGAAATGGTTGCTTGCTACCAATATCCAATTGACGTCTAACAAAACCATTCATGCTTTCATGTTCCTGATATGTACAGCAATGCTTGCCATAGTGTCCGCTTCAAAAACTTTCATTTTTTCAAACTCACGGGCTACTTCTTCTAGTGTGTCGTTACGCGTTGTTTTTCTTTCTTTGAGCAACTGCTCCATTTCACCAGCCGCCATTAAATGAAACGGACTGATCGGTATATTGCTCGCCATTGAACGCATCATGCCTATGGTTGTCCTTGCAGTTGTTTCACTCAAGG